CTGTCCAATTACCCATAACTGGTTGTTGAGAAGAACCTACAAATATCATCGTGCTGTATTCAAAGCAAATCTTAATCGCTTTGCAAAGTGTGAATCAAAACCTTTTGACCTTGAGAAAGCTACGCCATTACCAATGGAAGTCCAAGGGAATAGAGCTTTATACTTAGCTTGTTTAGATAACTTAGCTACCTGTCTTATTCTTGCACCACTTACACTACCAGTTGCAGTCCTACCATATCTTTCCCATATACCTTCACTACCTTGATTACCTTTAGGTATACCAAAGAAATATTTATCTTTTTGTTTCTTTAATTTATTTACAGCACCCTTTGTTAAGTTGCCTGACCTGTACTTAGCTAAGTCATCTGAGTTGCTTCTATTAGGTATGATGATAGCTTTGTTTTTAGGATGTCTTACACCACCATCAACTTGCAGCTGCATATAATCTTCACGTTTCTCAGTAACATAAACAACAGCTTTTAAATTAGTTTTCTTTGCTTTCTCAACAGCAAAACCTGTTTGGGTGAACTTAGTTGGTTGGTCAAACTTTTGTTTTGTTTGAGCCTTATATACTCGTTGTAAATCAAAAGCTGTATCATTTAATGCAAGCATAGTAGCAAAAGGTATTTGTTTCTTTTGAATACTGCTCATACCTCTAGTCACCTCATCAATGTTATGTTTTATTGATAATCTCATCCCTTTCTCCAGTGCGATTGTGTTTGAAACTTAAGACCTAATGCTTTAGCTTTCCTTCTGATAGTAGATGGATGCACATCATAAGTCATAGCAATATCATGGGATGATTTGCCTTCTTTGATTTTCTTTTCTAATTTTTGTTTATCTATCTTCATAAGTTCTCGTAATGTTCTATTAACTTATTAATATACCAAACAGACTTCTGTAAGTCTTGTATATTGGCATCTTTGTATTTGTGGCGATGCAAGTATTTAATTGCATTACCCTCAAGATAAGCAGGAAATTCTCTGCCTAATTGTTGTTTTATATATTGAATACACTCTATACCATTCTGATTATAGTGTGCTGGATGGTTCACTGGGTCACTCATTTCTCTCTCCTTATTATTTCATTCTTACATTTTTGTATAACCTTCTTCTTAGAGCTTGATGATTCAATGTAATCGTTAAGTTCTTTTAGTGTCATACACTTTAGATAGTAATGCTCAGTAGTTGTTTTACCTGTAGCTCTATCTCTAATCTTTGCACTTGGTTTTAGTTTTATTGGCATAGCTGTTCCTCAGTTAATGTATCTATTCGCATACAATAAGTTTTAAATATATCTACAGGTATCAAGTAAGCATCTATTATCTTGCCATCAATCATGTAGTTCTTACCTTCAGGTATTTCATTTTCTAAAATACATAATTTCAAATCAAATGATTTAATCCAGTACAACATAGACTTAGTAAGATATGCCCAATAATCTGCTGTACTGATGTTGATACCTGATTCAACTTTATTACAGTAAGTTTCTATAAAAACATTACCTGTTCTATCAGTATGCTTATCTCTTTTAACTTCTACAGTCTTTTCTATCTCAGGAATCATAATGTCATATTCACTAAAGTTACCTTGCATCTTGTATGCCATTGGATGTTTTCTGTTGATAATATCTAATACAAACATTTCTCCAGCTTCTCCATAAGGTAAATCTTCGTTATAAAACTTATTCACTTCTTCTTTTCCTTTTTCTTTTTACCAAATATCTTTTCCCAGTTAGCATCAATTTTTTTCTTATCTTCAGGTCTACGTTTACTACCTTTACCACCATGCCACTTAGACATAATTTACCTTCTGAAAATTAACTGATTTATCTAATTTAGATAGCAATACTTTTGCTTGCATAAAATCTTTAGGCAAACATCTTAATAATTCTTCTACACTAAATATCACCATATCTTTTTCTGCTTTATGTATTTTTTCTAATACAGGTTTATCAGCATCAGTATCACAAATTAGTGCTGTCTTATTATCAAAGTTAAAACATCTAGCATTTGGTTGTATTTGTATATATCCACTTTCTTCACATTTAATATTTAATTGCTCAAAAGCTCTTATCATCATTTCAACCATTTTTAGTTTCTTTTGAACAGTATCGTTTTGTAAAGATTCTTTTAACATTTGTTCTGCTCTACAAAACTTAATCTCAAAATTAACACCTACCATTTTAAAGATACGTTTTCGATTACCCCACTTAACATAAGTATCAAGTTCATAAGTTCTTAATTCTTTTAACTTTTGTTCTAAAGTTTCATCTAAATATGTTTTTATTGGTTTGGTCATAATACTTGAATTACATAGTGGTTTGGGTTGGTTGTATTAGAAATACAAACCAAACCAACCAACTTTTTGATAATTTGGCTAAAAAACCAAACCAAAACCAAACCAAAACCAAACCAAAACCAAACCATATTAATAGTTCTCATTATTTTGAAATATCTCCTTATCTAAGTTTTTAGATTGATATCCTAATTTTTTATCGTAATGAACTAGGTCATTATCTTTCAAATCCGACAATCTTGATTTTACTGTGCTTGGATTTAATTCTAATTCATTTTGTATATTAATAGCTTTCACCCAATGACTAACAGGGTCATTTGGTGCTTTTTCTTTTTGTATCTTCTCAATAGCTTTAATAGTTTCTTCTCTTGCTTTTGTTATGCCTATCTTTTTAGGCGATTCGTCAGTCAATGCCAATACGCCTGATGTAACACCTTCATATCCATATAATGTAAGTTCTTTAAATTGGAAATATAAATCATCTATAGGCGTACCATCTTTAACCAATGTTTGCTTTAAAGTAACAAGCATAGCCTTGTCATCACTGTTCTTATCTCTATCTACTCTAAATTCATAATCAAGAGCTGCTGGTAATACTGAGCTTCCTCTAGCTCTACCATTAGAACCATGACCTGTATGATGCACGATAACCATAGATGCACTAAATTCTTCCTTTAGCTCATCAATACGCTGGATAAACTTATTCATATCCTCAGTGCTGTTCTCATTAAGACCATAGTTTCTAGCAAGAGTATCTACAATAATCATGCCTACGTTCCCATGTTCTCTTTCTATATCTCTACAAACTTCTTGCAACATAGCAAATTCAGCATCATCGCCTATTCTTGAACCTCTATTAGATATTAATAAAGGTGCTTCAGATAAACTTCTGCTATAGAACTGCTCATAACTCTTAATACGTCTAGCAACAGCAGTATGACCCTCACCAGCTAAATAAAGCACTGTAGATGGTTTAGTATCAAATCCATAGAAATCTTTACCTGATGCAATAGAGCAAGCCATAGCAATAGCTATAAATGACTTACCACTCTTAGGTGCTCCATAAATACTTGTAACTGTAGCTCTTTCAATACATTTATCTACCAACCAGTCAGGCTCAGTCATCTTTTCCATAATCTCATTGACTGTTTGGAAATATAAAGCACCTTTAGGACGTGCTACCTCATTCTTGTTTATATAATCTTCTAATTGTCTTGAATCTTTAAAATAACCTGATTCGTATGCATCGTATAAATCATCTTTCTCATTAAAGTCTGCTGGTGGTTGTACTATCTTCACCTTACATTGATTTTCTTTTAGATACTTAGATAATTCATTTGCACACTTAATACCTGCTTCATCATTGTCAGGAAATATAACCACTTCTCTGCCAAAGATAGGACTCCAATCTGCTTTCTCCCAAGAATTAACTCCACCATGCCAAGTACAGCTATCACCCTCATAAATCGCTTCACATCCTCTTAGAGCCTTCTCACCCTCATTTATGATAATAGGCATATCCATATGCTTATCAGTGTAATAAATAGGTAATAAGCCTTCAGGTCGCTTCATAGACCAACTGCTATCAGGATTAAGGGTAAATGGTGCGTATTTTTGCTTAATAAAATGTCCTTCAGGAAATCTTAAAACCATAAAGTTATCAGCATACTTGACCTTCACAATTGCTTGCTTGTAAAGGTCAATCATCTGCTGTCTAGAGAATGACCTAGCATTACTGGTGGTTTTAATTTTAGGGGGAGAAAAACCACTTAATAAGGAGTCATTAGATTGTAATGCTAAGTCATAACCAAACTGTTTTAAAACTGTATTGACATCTTGATTCATATGTTTGATTAAATCTATTAATCCACCACCTAAATCGTTTTCAAAATCCCACCAAGTTCCAGCATCAATATTAACTACTAGAGAGCCATGCGTTCCATATCGCCATTCATGTGACTTTTTAGAACTAGGCTCACCTAGTAGTTGTAATGCAACTTCAGGTGCAATTCTTTGCCAATCTACTGACTGCATCAGAAAGGTATATCTTCATCTGTCAGTAAATCGTTGCTATCGTTTACCTGTTTATTTACTAAATCAGCTAAACCATCATTAGGACTTTTAAATCCATCGTCTGCACTTGAGCCACCATCATTGTCATAAAATGGTGGTATCACAAAGTTATCAAATCTAGGTGCAAACTTAGTAAATTCAAAACTAAGCTCACTTGACCTACCCATGCCAACCTGTATTTCTTTTGAGCCTTTGTATTCAACAACAGGTAAAGAATCACTGTTAGCATCCATTTGATTCCAAAAGCCAGTTAGTATCTTATTAAAGGCACTAGATTCAGCAAATGTAAACCTACTCCAAATAAGTGCATGGTCATGCCCATGTGGCATTACACAACAACTAAAGGCTCTTTTCCAATCGTCTGCTGGCTTAGGTTCTGCAACTCCAAACTTAGCATCCCATTGATATTGATATTCACCTGCATATCTTCCCCAGCCACTTTTAAAAGTTGCAGGGTCTAATTGCAGATATTTAAACTCAATTTCAGTTTCTCCGTTTACAAAGAACTTCTGTTGAGCAGTTTTGAAAGCAAGATAAACTTGCTGACTCTCATTGTTGGGATTACTCATCCCACCTAATATGTCTACCATATTATTCTCCATATTAATGTATTGTTTTCTCAATACTGTTTAAATAATCAGTTTCAAGTTGGGTGTAACACCTTTCCTTAAAACTTTCATAATCCTCGTCATTTATAATTCCGAGAAATTCGCAAGCACTTTGTATTTTTTCATAGGCGAACCTACAATAATCCTCAAAGTCCTGCTCAAGCAGGTAGCTGTTTAAATCCATCTGCCTTTTGTATGATTTCATCTAACCTTTCACATATATCTGATAAAGGACACATATATGTGCAATCCCAATTAGCTTTATCAAAGTTGTTCATTAAAAATAGTGGCACTACGCACATAATGTTTCTTCTATC